TTAGCACCAAAGGTGACAGTCTGTCCAAGAATAGCGCCAGCGTTGGCTACAGATAGTGTAATTGTTGTTCCAGCAATGATGGTTACTACTGCGCCGGTGCCTAGTCCTACATAACCAGTTACTGACATACCAACTACAATTCCTGAAGCATTGGGACTTACTGTAATAGTAAATTGTCCGCTAGTACCAGTGGCTGTTTTTGTAAAACTTGCTCCAGTAATTGTTGTACTGACGTTGTTAGTTGCAGAACTAGCATAGGCAAACGTATTACTACTATCATAGCTGTATAAGTTAACAAAACTTACTACACCGCTTGAGCTAAAGCCTTCATAACGCTGTGTACCACTATTTTGTCTAATTTGCCCGTTAGTGTTTAATGTCTGGTTAATGTTTTGTCCAGACGGTAGCGTGACAGCATTAGTACCATTAATAACACCATAGCCTGTACCGTTAGGTGTAAAGATTACACTTTGCTGTGTATCAGTAGTAGGCGTTGGCCAAACGTTTGTAACTGAACCTTGATAGAATTTCAAGTACCAAAGAGTATCTCCGCCAGTTCCGTTAGCAGTTAGATTTATATCGCCGTTAGTGTTAGTACTAGATACGGTATTACCAGTAATTTGTAAATTGCTAGCATTATATGTACCTACATAGTTAGTAGTTGCGTAGGTTGTAGCAAATGTAAGACCGCTGGTACCTAGATTATATAAAACTTCAGTAATAAAATCATCAGCTTCAGTAATTAAAAAATCAAGTGTTTCCAACATGATATAATCACCTTCTTCTGCTGGGATTATACCGCTGTTTAAATTTAGTAGGTTAGCCTGTCCTAGACTAATATTGCCGTCAAATGTTACGTTGCCGGTAACGTGGAATGTTCCGTTAACATTAAGTGTTGCACTAGCAACGTTAAAATTAATCAGCCCAGAACCATTAGGGGTAAAATTAATGTCACCGTTGTTAACTGTATTGCCAATTGTATTGTTACTAAATTGGATATTGCCGCCTGCTACTCCGGGAGTAACAATGGTTGGACTACTCGATTGATTTGGCTGAATGGTAATGCTACTAACACCATTACTGATTGTATTACTAGAGATTGTAAAATTAGGACTAGGTGTAGTTGTAGTATCTACGATAAGATTATTAGTAACTAGACTACCTGCGCCAGAAACTGTAAGGTCATAGGCACTACTAGTCGCGCCAACTGCAATACGTTTGTTAGTTACATCGAGATAAAGTAGACTAGTTTCAAATGCTAGATCAACACCCTGTCGAACTAGATTGTTGGCTAGTAAGTTACCACTGATCCTGCCTAGATCTGCCATGGACTACTCCTTACTGGTCAAAGCCAATTAATGCTATGACTGGTTTTCCTATTAGGCCTACATAGTAAGCGTCACTGACGAATGTTATGTAATATCCTACTGGTGAAGTAAATGTTAGGCTAGTACCGCTGGAAACTGTACCGGTGACTGCATTACTTAGTGTCACTTGTGTTCCACTTGTAACTGTAACTGTTGTGCTAGCTGGAATGTTGGCACTGCCTGTTACTGTACTACCGTTTGGTATTGCGGCTGTGGTAGCAAATGTTAATGTTGTTCCGCTAGTGGTTGTAGCACTAGTGCTTACTGTAGCAGTAGGATTTTGTGTGATAGTATAGTTAGTGTTAAAAATCTGTATAACGTTTTCAACAACAACAATGATATTCTGTCCACCCCATGTAGTGCCGTTGGCTACTACAGTTGGCGGTGCAGGATTCAATGGACCATAGTAGACTGTATATCCATCAATGTTACCTAGATTTTGTTGTGTGATACCTGTTGACTCTTTATAACGAACACTGCGCCAATTAGCCGATGAACCTTCATAGACTTCTAGTTCATTAGTGCTGGTATTATATCTGACCATGCCTACTACTGGACTTACTGGTCGTTGAGCAGTAGTTCCTTTTGGAACCAATAGATTATTAGTAGTGCCCATGACAACACTGTCTGTCATGTCTACATACAATCTCAGATCGTATGGAGCACGTTTATTCAGCGATAGTTGACGTAGATATCTCATTATACTGCTAGTGTGCTCACTGTTACTGTTAAATTAGCTAACGTGTCTGTTTTACCTACAATAAAATCTCCGTTGCCCAGAACGAGTTTTTCTTGATCTAGACTTACAGTTTCGCCTGCTGGTATCGGTAAACCATTAACGATAATATTACCTACACCTGCTGTGCCGCCACTAGGTACTGCATAAAGATAAAGTAAACTTTGATTCACCGTTGGAGTTGCCGGCACATAGGTGCTAGTATTGCAAATAATAATTGTAGTAATGGCATTGCTACCTGAACTAGAATATACAGTTTGTTGTGTTGAAGAAAGTTGTAAATTTGTGATTGCCATTGGGTTTCCTTAAAATAACATACTGAAAAGAAGTGCGCGATTTTTAGCCACAAGTTCGTCACTGTTTACAGGGTTAGCAAAGTATATACCTGTTTTTCCTGGCGTAGTTCCACTTGCTGATTTACTATAAATTTTACTTGTACCGGCAGAGCTTGACGGATTAGTTGCAGTGTCGTCTAAATTGATCACTCCGGTAATTTTAACTTGACTATTAGTTGCTGTTAGAGTCAACGGACTGCTAACGCTAGTGTTTGATACAGTATCTTGATAGATATTAACGTTGTCTACACTTAATCCAGTTGCCGTCAATGTAGCTCGTTGTGTTTGGTTAACATAAAAATTAACACTAGTTTGATAGGCCTGTATTCTTGAATAGATTGTTCCACTGTTAGTATAATAAAGTTTATCTACATCAGCCATACCCGGAGTAATTCCACCCGATGCCGTATAAGCCTGTGTCCAACCTTTGGTTACGATAGTGTTTAGATCTGCACTATTATTAACTAGAGTGGTATAGCTTGGACTATTAGCTATTCTCATAACCACGTTAGTACCTAACATGTCAAAGACAAAATCCAAGTTTGCGCCAGTAGCAAAACTACTAGCTTGTATACCAGTTAAAGAGCCATTACCATACTGTGCTACCCATGTACCTGCTAGGTTATTGATAGTAGCAGTCATAGAACCAGTTGCGGCTGTTAATACAACATTACCGCCACCTGATGTTAAACTGATAGTAACTTTTCTACTGCCTTGAATTATGTTAGTAATATAGTAAACTTGGCCGCCTGATACTCCACCAAATACACTACCACTAAACACAATAGTTGATCCAATGGTTAATAGTGTAACTGAGCTAAGTGTAATTAAATTAGTAGTTACTTCCGTGACAGTGGCTGTGTATACGATCGGTTGATTAACAATACTATGGCTAACTGATTCACTAAAGACCCATTGTGCCGGAGTGTATGCTCCACGCTCAACATCAATACCTGATATATAACCATTTGCACTACTGATACCATTGCCTGTCTGACCTTGATTCAACTGTATGATATTATCTGCTATAGTTGAATTAGTTGATTCTACTGTAGTCGTAGTTCCTTTAACATCTAAGTTACCAGTTATAATAACCGTACCGGCAGATGTAGGATCCAGAGTGATCTTGCTGGCTGTTTGTATCGTGTAATTGTCATTGCTGACTTTAAGTACTCTTGACATCGGGGTTCCTTAATTAGGGGACCGAAGTCCCCTTAACTATTAAACGTTGTCAATTGTTACTGAAACGTTTGCAACTGCTGAGCCTGTTGTCCATTTTGCCATTGCTGGAGTAGAACTAGTGCCAAACTGTGTACCTGCATTAGAACCACCTGGAGTTAAAGAAACTTTACGGTTAGTTAATTTAGTTACAAAGTATGTACCGCCTGCAGAGTCAGTAGCACCAATAGCCATTGTACCTGCTACTGTTGGGAAGTTACCAACTAGTTTAGTCAATGTACCACTTGCTGTGTCACTAGCAGTTGTATTAACACGGAATGAACGAGCACCAACTTGCTTGACAATGTCAGCATCCATACGTACTTGTGTATCACCTGTGATCCAAGCCATACCAACGATACTTGCATAACGAGCATTTTGGCCGAATCCGCTAGTTACTTCAGCTAGCAAGCTGAGTGTTGCGGCTGGCGAGCTTGTACCATTACCACCAACTGTAACTGTAGTATATTGTGTAGCTGTTGCTGGTAGTGTACCACTAGACGCAGTTGTTTGTGTCATAGCAGTAGCTGACAAGTAGTTAGCATAGCTAGTTGCTAAGGTCAATGTAGTTAAGTTTGTTACTGTCAATACATAGTATGCTGTACTTTGAGCAATGTTACCAACAGCAGTACCAGTGGCAGTAGTCAACACCATACCTGGAACAATCTTGTTAGTTGTTGACACTGTTACAGTATTACCTGTTGAGTTAGTTGCGCTGATTGTAACTGACTGTACAGTTTTTACTGCACCGCTTGTACCATCGCTTATATAACCTTGGCCGCCTGCTGTAATAGTAGCACCTAACAAACCATAAGTGATTGTAACTGTACCACCTGTACCTGTACCACCAACTACTGCTTGTGGGCCTGCTGCCAATGGGCCTGTGAATGAACCTGCTGTTGTAACTGTAACTGTACCAGTTAGTGCGTTACCTGATGGAGTAATAGTTAATACTGCATTACCAAATGTAAAGTTAGTTGCTGTGTTAGCATAACCCGAACCACCTGCGGTAACAACTGCACTAACAATACTGTATGTTGGAGTGCCGGTTGCGGTTGTACCACCTTCGCCCGATAGTGCCGGTGTTGGGAATGTATAGCTAGCATTTTGACCATAGGTAAATGTTAGACCAGTTGGAGTACCAGCTGTAGTTGTTGCTACTGTTGTACCACCGTTAGTTGTTACAAGTGTAACACCTGTTGCTGTTGGAGCTGGGCTAGAGGCAACATAGTATGTACCGTTAGTAATAGAACCTGCACCTGAGTTAGTACCAGTGATAACAACTTGTGTTCCTGCCAATAGTGCAGTAGTTGTTGTTGAGAATGTAATTGCACCACTTGCGGCAATTACTGGTGAACCTAGTGTTGCTGATGTAAATGAACCAGCTGTACCAACAATAACGTTACCTACTGTTTGACCTGGAATGTTAGCTGATGAATCGTTGTATTCGTTTGCAGATCCTGTTGAACCTACGTTACGCTTACCAATATATTTCTTATTTAAAGGACGTCCCATTTTGTTTTCTCCTGTGAAAAACGGCGTTCTAGGCCGTACGCGGTTGGATTTCCGCATAAAACTTGCACCGTGCAAGTCGTACTATGTATTTAGCTAGAGATGACAAAGGGCTCCGAAGAGCCCTTTGAATGTGTTCTAAAAAGTAACGGATTACTTGAAAGAAACGTTTGCGATACTTACGCGACCTAAATAGTCAGCGGCGTTACCTAGAGATGACGCTGTGTTTGACAACTCAACATAACCATAACGTGTCATGAATGATACGACTGGTTCGAATGTTGTTGGGTCAAGAACAACACCACTGCTCATCAATGGAATGTATGGGCAGTAGAATGCGGCTGCATCTGACTCTGAAGCGCCTTTGTAACCGATAAGAATATCAGTTGTATCTGAAGCGTATGTGTTAACATAAACTTTCATTGCATTGTTCAATGTACCAACAAACTTAGTGTTTGTAGGTGCTTCGAATGTACCTTCTGTTGTACGAGCAAATGCGCTAGTAGTAGCAGACTGTAGAATTGTCAATGCGAATGGTGAAACAACTGCCCAATTACCAGCACCACGACGTGTACGCTGAGCGATCAAGTTAGCAACACGGTTGATCTGAACTGCCAATGCGGCATGCTCGTCACCAACGAATGTAGCTGTACCAGATACTTGAGATTGGTCAAACTGTTCAATAGCTGTACCAGATAATGATAGCAATGAAGCTAGGATTTCTTGGTCAATTTCAGCTGTGATTTCTTGTGCCAAAGCTGCCATTACTTCAGCTTCGATATCAATACCTTGCTGAGCTTGTGCATCTTGAGCGGCTTCAAAAGTCCAACGAGCTGATAGCTTACGTGTCTTAGCTTCAACTGTTTGTTTCAAGATTTGAATACTTAGTCTGTTACCAGCTTGGCCTTCTAGTGAAGCTGTTGAAGTAGCTTTACCAGTACCTGTGTTACCAGAATAGTTTTCAGCGATCTTGAATGGGCTTAGTGCCTCTTCACCAGCTGCCACGTTCACTGTACCTGTTGCGTTATCTGCATAACGTACACGTAGTGTGTGAATTTGACCAACTGGACCAGTCATTGGTTGTACGCCTAATAGTTCGTTAGCGATAACGGTTGGCATAACGCGACGGATTACTGGAAGAATGACGCGATTTAGTGTTGCAACGTTGCCGGCAGAAGTGGCACCAGCTGTTGGAGATTCCATCAAATACTTACGAGTATTCTCTAGTGTAACTCCCATCACTGATTTTTTAGTGCCTTGTAAGCCTTCTAATAGGGCTTCCTTAGTTTCTACCCAACGGCTGTTTAGTAGTTCAGACATTTAAATTTCTCCTTAAAATTTTAGTCCTGCGAGCCTGCGAATGTCAACGATGTTGCTATCGCTCTCGCTACCACGCTTGTCGTTGGAAATATCTTTATTTCCCGTGATTTCTTTAGCCTCTAATAGTGCCTGTTTCTTCTGCGGAGTTTTTCCGTTACCATTGATAACTGATGGAAGATACTTTTCAAAACTTTCGTTTAGTTTAGCGGTCTTCACACTCTCCATTAATTCACCCATGATCTCGCGTTGTTCCTTGTTTAGAGGAGCAAGTAGTTCATTCATGATTTCCTTACGTTCTTGCGATTCTTGTAGTTTCGCAACTTCTGCTTCTTTACTTTCTAATAGAGCCTTAGCTTGCTCGGCAGCTTCAACAGCTTCCTGAACAGCTAACTCTTTCAAGTCTATGACTTTGAGTAATTTTGCAGTTTCAGATTTCTCATTAAGGTAACTATTCTGGAATTCGCTAGCGAAAGCTTCAAATAGTTTACGGCCAAAGTCATTGCGACGAGCCGCATCGATGTCTTCTTTCAAGCTGTTTAGTTCAGAACGTAGTCCTTCACCAACAACTTGTTCGACACGAGCAGCCGCACGTTGAACAAATGCCTGTTTAACCTTAGCAAGTTCTTGACGTCCCTCACGGACTAAACGTACTTTGGTTTCTGCCAAATCTTTTTTGTCTTTGTAAAACTCTGTAATTTCTTGAGCAAGAGCTTCTACGACGAATTGTTCTAATTTGCCAAACTTGCTGGCCATTTGAACTTGATCTTCATGCAATTCACGTACTTCTGAAGCTAGTTGACGTGTAACGAATTCCTTCATTACTTTTTCATCTTTCTTCATTTTCTTCGCTAGCTTGACTTTCATCTCTGCTAGTGACTGACGATCTTCTGCAAATTCTACGATTTCTTGTGATAGTTGATCTGTTACCATTTGATCAATGGCTTCGATCATTACCGAACGATCGTGCTCATATTTCTGAGCAAATTCTTCGCGTAGTTGTTGGGCAACTTGTTCACGAGCTTCGGTTATACGACTCTCGAAAGCTGCCTCAATTGACTCTTTGATCTCTTCTGAAATCACATTGTTTTCAAATAAACTTTTTAGTGCATCCAACATGTGATTCTCCTTTTATTGGAGTTTGCTTATTATATTCAATAAGCTCTCTTTGAGATATTTTTGTGCTTTAGGGTCACCTTTCACCTCTTGTGCTATGCGCAAGCTGTTATAACCACCGCGACTATTCATCAGGTGTTCATAAATTGGTGTTGGATATGCTCCAGGAGCACTAGGTTGAGCTACCATATCTACTGTGATAATCTCAAATTCTGACACTTCACCGGATCCGTCTTCTTTGACGTTTCCGGATCCGCGACTTGATACTCCTAATTTCACACCGCTTTCAAGCATAGTGCGAATTAGTTGTCCCATTGGCGTAGGTAAAATTTTCATTTTGCCATAGCCATTTGGACCGTCCATCCACATTTGAGTAATCATATGTGACACACGATCCAGGTTGATTCTAAGGTCATCTGGATGATCTACTTCGCCAAGAACACTATAACCATTTTGAATCTGATCATTGAGGGTTTTGACAGCCTTGCCAATTTCGCTCACAGGATAAACTCGTTGATTAGCGTTACGTATACCACCTTGGATACAAATACCGCTAAGGTACAAGTTCTTACCATCTTTCTCGTCAGACTCGACGATCATTTTAGCTTGGTCGAAACTTAAATTTTCACGTAAGTAGAGCATCTATTTGCCTAGGATTAACGTACTTTTCTGCTGATGATTGACTTAGTATTGTGTCCACCTTCTTTATTAGAATGTGCGCCAGTACCAGCCATATGGCCTTCTTTCTGTCCTGCTTCATCGGCGCCATGAGCACCTTTCAAGCGTGTTTTAAATGCTGTCTTGCCAACGTCTGCACCTGGTACATTTACGTTTTTAGCATGTGGGTTCTTACCAACTGCTGGGCTCATTACGCCTGTGCCCTTAACTGTTGACTTAGCACCAACGTCAGCAGTAACTTCACGATGACCTTGAGCGATATTAGCAGTTGTTCCGCCCATATCGTTAGTCATGTTGTCGATAATGCTTTTTTTGTTGCTAGCGATTTTCATTTTAGCACCAGTGTTTGCACCAACTGTTTGAAACTCTGTTGAGTTTGCAACGTTGCCACTTCCATATGGCTTGCCAATTTCGTTAACATATTCCATTAGGTTGTCTGCATCCATGCCTGCGTCTGCATCCATTCCCATGTCATCACCACCAAACGATGGATCATCCATACCGTCATGGTGTTCTGGCTCGTTTTCTTCGTCGGCCATTAGTTGTTCAAATTCTGCTTTTAGGTCTTCTAAAGCGTCTTCTAAGTCCATAACGCGATCTTCGATGTCGCCATCGCTTTCTTCATCGTCGCCACCTTCGATATCGCTTACGAAATCATCGCCAGCGTCACCGCCAACTTCTTCGCCGCTATCGTCAGACTCTTCTTCTTCGCCTTCTTCTTCCTCTTCGCCTTCTTCTTCCTCTTCACCTTCTTCTGAAGATTCTTCTTCTTCTTCTTCTTTTGCGTAAGGTGGATCACGATCTTGATCAAACCCTTCAGCTAGAAGTTCTTCGTAGATTTCACGGCTCTTGCCTACTACGATATTATGAAATATTTCTTTTGCTGTTTCTTGATCTTCGTTGATCAATGCCTCAAGCATGGCTTCAAATTGCGTACGGTCAGTCATGATAAAATTCTCCTGTGATGGTAATACAAGGCTGTGTATTATTTAAGCCTATCTAATAAAATAATGCTATAATGCCTCAAAACGAGGCGTTTTTAGATATTTTCCTGTCACGCGGCTGGTGCCGGTGGTGTAAAATACATAGAATGTATAAAACTTAATTCTTGTTCCTGCTCTAATATATGTGCTTCGCTAGCTTTTCTTAGTTCATTGATCTGTCGTAGACTTAGTCTAGTCTTGCGTGTGTCGTCTCTGTGCATGACAGAATGGTCACGTTTTGGCTCGTAGCGCATGTCGTTGGCCACATGACGAGTATCAGCATCAATATAAAATAGCTCGCGTAAAATCATATAATATTTATGCGGAAGGAGGTGTTCCTGGTGCTGTTGGAGCAGGACCTGCTCCAGGAACAGCTTCACCAGCAGTTGGTTCATTTTGCAATTCTTCTGGCGCAGACAAGTCGCTAGCAGAGCCAAGATCACCTTCTATACCACTAGCACTCAAGCCTGCAGAGCGCAATTCGCTTGATGCATCAGTATGTGTAGGTGTACCTTGACCAGCTTCCTCACCCCACATGCGTTCGTTTTCTGCAATCTCATCATCACTCATACCTAAGAATCGTTTCAGAGCAAATCGTTTGCTCATGAATGGTATAGCTGATATTGTTTGGAATGTGCTAATACGTTCTGCATCTAGCTGTGCTTGACGGCTACTTGCAAAGTTTAACGGGGGATTAAACTTGACTTCGAATAGACTTGGGTCAATGTTAGCACCCATAGTTTCTAGATATAATTTAAATTCTACGTCAAATTGCTCTGTTAAAAGAGCCTGTAGACGTTCGCAATACTTGTTAAAACGTAGCTCTTGTATGTAGGCAGTACCAACACGACCGTCATTAAAACTCTGTTGACTGTCGTCTGCGCCTGTTGGCAAATAGCTTGATGGTATACGTAAACCGCGGAATAACTTGTTGGTAAAATACTTTAAATCGTCAATTTCACCTAGGTTAGAACCGCCTTGTAGCATAGTTACTTCTGATCCGCGACCTTCTGCTGTCTTAGGGAAGAAGTAGTCTTCGTTGATTGATAACGGATTGTAAGCTGAATCAATTACGTTTTGTCCGCCGCCAGTTTGGCTAGGAATACGTCTTTGATGTATTTCATTCTTAACACGTTCTACGAATGCCATAGCCATGTGTGCTGGCATATTTCCCACGTCAATGTGGAATACTCTGCGTTCCGGAGCACGTTGTATACGATAGATTAGAATCGCATCTTCTAGCAGTTCTTTCTGTTTGTAAACTTTAAAAATGTTTTCTAATAAACTATTTCCAAAAGGAAACTGATTGTCTAAACCTTCGCTTAGACTAAGGTGAACTACGTGTTTAGCATCAATTGCGTGTTCAGTTTGTCCAATTGTAAATCTACTACCGCTACTGCTTTGTGGATACGGACCAGCTGAACCTCTGCTTTGCCCGCCTGCGCCCATGTAGGCACTGCCCGTAGATATTCCGCCACCAGCGGCTCTAGGATTAATATTTGGAGTGATCATTGTAGCGATCAAATCCATGAAGTTTGGTGCTAGATCCTTGATGATATACTGCTCGGGCTTCTTGCCTTCTGACTCATTGACAATTACCTTAGTAACCTTAGTAGGATCAACATAGGTCCATTTTTTAGTTTCTGGATCACGGATAAAGAATGCATCACCGTATTTGAAAGTGTTGCGCACCATACGGAAGATACGTGTGTCAAACCGCTGTAGTTTGCTCCATTGCTGTAGATATTCGCCTAGTATGCGAATCTCAGAGTTAGTAGCTTTGTGTCTGTAGAATAGGTTGAAAGGAGTCTTGCCGTCTTTGTTTTTCTGTGTGCAGAACTCTGCTAGAATATCCAACGCGGCATTAACTTCTGGATCTGAATCCATAGTTTCATACTGCTGATAGCGTTCATTTCTATTAGGAGCACCTGCATAAACGTCGGGCAAGTAACTGCTGTAGTTTGATCTAGCAGGACCTGGTCTGCCACCACTGCTGTTGTAGCCGCCACCTAGTGGACTTTGATTTCCACTAATAGGTACCGGGCTAAAGAATTTCTTCCAACTCATATTTGTCCTTAGGCTGAGAGTCTATTACCATTACTAGCAATAGTTCTTTGCGTTTTGGAACTATTTCTCACCAGTTCTACATTGTGATTAATTAGTTCTACTATATGCTTATTTAAGCTAATTAGCTCGCCCGTGACGTCATCTAGAGTAGCTTTAGCCATGGATGATACCTGACTAGCCATTTGATTAGCCATTGGACTCATTTGGCTAGACATGTTGTCGGCCATGCTACCTAGTTGTCCGGATATGTTACTCATAGACTGTTCCATCTGGGGAGCGGCTTTTTGCATGTTGCTCATCATCTTACTGACAATACCTTTAAGCTGTTCTGGGCGGGCAACAACTTCTTGACCGTGTAATTCATTTAAAGTGCCGGATCCAAAATTTTCAAATAAACTATTAAAATCTCCAGATCCATTTAGAAAACCAGGAATAGTAGGAGAACCTTTTGATTTCTGCGGAATGGTTTTACTTTTTGCATATTCTGCAGACACGTTTGTTGCCGCATTGAGTGAACTACCTTTTAATTCGCTATTGATTTTTGCAGAACTTTCTCGTTGAGTAACACCTAATAACACTTTATTCAAAGCATCTCTGTTATCTTTTTCTTTAAGTATCTCACTACTGCTTTTTTGGATAGCTTCTTTCATCACAGTGCCTAGACCGGCACTTACATCTTTAACACGATCATTTAAGCCGTTCATTAGTAAGGCGGCCGCTTTTGCAGGATCTTGTTCTTTTTCTTTGTTCTTTCTTGCTAAAATTTCTTGTTCTAATGCTTCTGTTGACTTTGTGTCAGTCATTATTTTTTTAATTCTAATGTCAGCTTCTTGTGCAGTTAATGTTTCATTCTTAGCCAATGCGTCTTTAAATACTTTTTCTTCTGCGGCTCTGCGCACTTGAAACTCTGCATTTTGAGTCCTTACATCTCCTGCAAGTTTACCAACTTCACCGGTGTTATATCGAGCCGCATCTACAAAATCTTTTTCAGCCATTCTTCTAGCTACAGCGGCTTTAGCAACTTCAAGTTCCCGTGCCGCGGCTTCTTTAGCGGCTGGAGTAGTGGCATTTTGATAATTCAATACTGCTTCTTGATATTTTGATCCTGCATTACCTAATATGGCAATTAGACGTGTACTTTCTGCATTTCTAGCACCGCCGTTTACAACGATATCACTAGTTAGATCCTGGAACTTAGGACCTAGTGTTCCAATTTTTCCTTGTAAATCTTGGAATCGCATTCTAGCACCGGTATCCATCTGATCCAATGCGGCTTGTACGTTTGCTTTTTCTTGCTGTGCCTGTATATCTTTTTGCTGTTGTTCTCGACTCTTACCAAACAATCTAGCATTCATATCAAGTTCTTTAGCTAGTGCGCCAGCATGTTCTGCCATAGCATCAACTTGCGCTTGATCTTGTATATTGATGTTACGCTGATTAAAAGATGTTAGCAACATTACCTCATTTAATTCTTTAGCACTTACTCCAGTTAGTTTCAAATTACGCCCAACTGCTGATTCCTGTACTGCTTGATCTAATTTTAATAATGTCTGCGCATTACTGCTAGCTGATCCTCCAAATCCCATAATAACAGGACCTGCTCGATGCATAGTGTCTTGAAATTCAGCTATGCTCATTCGAGCACCAAGCATACTTTCAGCCATTTGCCCAATATTGTTATTAAAGCCCATGCCGTATTTGCCAGCGTCGTTCATAGTTTCGTTGTAGACTAACATCGTTGATGTTATCGAACCAAACCCTTTTTGTAACAATCCACCTGCTAACGGAATTGCCCCTAACACTTTACCCACATCGTCGGCGGCATTATTAACTGTGTACATGCCAGTAGCAACTTTGCCTAGACTATCTAAGCCTGCTGTATAAACACGTTGTCCGTAGTCGCCAAGGCTACCACTGCCTGTACCACCGCTAGAAGATCCGCCTGAATTAGATGGTGGTGTACGATTGCCGCCTTGACTTTGAATAAAGTTGCGCATTAATTCGTTATTTTCTTGTAGTAGTTCTTCAACTGTTTTAGCCATGAGCTCGAAACCTTAAAATATGCGTATATAAATACGTTTGTACTTAATATTTATCAGGAGCCAAAATATGGCCAGTAATCCACTTCAACAGTATTTTAGACAACCTAAGATTTATATCAACTTGCCCAGCAAGGGAATTTTCATGCCGCAAGGTAGCTATCAAGGCGATGCTACTAACATGCCCATCTACGGAATGACTGGTATGGACGAGATCATGATGAAAACTCCAGATGCATTGCTAACTGGCACTAGCACAGTTAAGGTAATTGAAAGTTGCTGTCCGCAAATTAAAGATGCTTGGGAAATCAGCAATGTAGATATTGATTGTTTGCTAGCGGCCATTCGCATAGCTACCTACGGAAATACTATGGAAGTTGATCATACCTGTTCAAACTGTGACACAGACAACACGTATCCTATAGATATTAGCGGTATACTAGATCATTTTTCACGTGCCCAATATGATAATGAAATAGTCATTAACGATTTCAAAATTTTTATTAAACCTTTAAACTATCGTATGAGCAGTGAATTTGCACAACGTAATTTTGCTCTAAGCCAACAGATGAATCAACTTTCATCAATTGCAGATGAAGAAGAAAAGAAAAATAAAACTAGTGAGCTTTTTGAACAACTAGCTAAACTACAAAACGATATCTTTGTTGAAGGGATTGACAGCGTAGAAATTAAAGGTAAATCGGTTACTGAACATGCTTACATTAAAGAATGGCTGGAAAATTCCGATGTTGGTATATTTGATAAAATTAAAAAACAAATTACTAAGAATCAAGATGCTTGGTTAACACCTGAGTACGATTTGTTGTGTGAAAACTGCCAACATACTGATAAAGTTAGAATAGGATTAGACCAATCAAATTTTTTCGGCAACGCCTAACTAGATCATCGCCTGAAGAAATTCAAAAGTATCTAGCTAGGCTTGAAGAAGAAATTAAGGATTTTAAAACTGAACTTAGCAGGCTAAGTTGGTTTATGCGGGGAGGAGTTAACTACTACGATCTGTTAAATTACTATACCAGTGATGATCGTGATGCGATGTATGCAGTAATTAAAGAAAATATTGAAGCTAGCAAAGAAAGCCAAACTCCAATACTTTAATATACTTTAAATTCGTCCCAGCTCTTTGGACGGAATTCTTTTTCAGATGCGCCAGGACCAGTACTAGTACTAGTATTGTCTACATCCTTATTACTATCTGTTTTCTTATTGAATTTGTCGTTAGCTCCTGGAGCTAGGTCATCTTTCTTACCTGTGATAGCTTCCTTAAGTTCGTAATAAAGAAACAATACACCGCCACCTGCAACAGTTTGCCCTGTTAGAGGTGTTCCAAGAATTGGCCATGCTAGTAGTTTAGCTAACCATTCACGGCCTGTATCTGTGCCTAAGAAATAGACCATTGCGGCATTTTTGGTAGTATCTAATCCGTTAATTAGCCCAGCAATACTTTTCATTCCAGGAATAAAGCTGAATGTTTTAAAGAACATGTTAGGAATCCAAAGGATAATCTTACCTATACTTGCAGTAGCAAGCCAAATAACTAGTTCACCTACAAGCATAGACATGTCTGCTTGTCTGCGTCCATCAAATTCTTCTTTAGATAATTTACCCGCTTCAAGCAGTTTAAGATTAGCATCAGTTTTATCTATATAGATCTTAACCATACTGCCTAGACCAATTGCTTGATAACATACTAGCACTCCATTAATCGCAGTGCCGATCAAACTGGCAGCACCACCTATCTTAGCACCTGTACTAACACCCTTAGCACCAAGTCGTGATATCCTGCGTCCTAGATTAAACAGGAATCGACCTGCTCCTTCGTCAGTTTGTTGTTCTGAGATTATTTCATGCACTTTCATAGTGTAATATTTACCTACTTGTGATGAAGAACTAAAGTTCTTCTGTTCTTCGCTTTCGCTCGAACTTTTCTTTCTTTTATGAATATACTGATAACTGCGAAGCAGTTTAAGCATTATCTAGATTGTTCAGTCACACTTTGCCCAGACAGGGCAAAGAA